AGTTCATAACTATCCAAGAAACTAAATCTGATTGGTCTTATGACCAAAAAGTAAGAAAGTTGATTGACCAAAATCACAAATGTTACATCGATGGAACGACCGTAACATTTGAAGAATGTGAGGCTGCTCACATTCAATCTGATAAATACGGAGGTAAAAGAACGTATGATAACTTTGTAATGGTTAAAAAACATTACAATAGAGACATGGGAACAATGAATCTCGAAGATTATAAGAAGAGTTTAACCACTCCAGTATAATTTTTTAAACAACTCATTTCAGTATGTTAAATTACAAAAAATAATACGAAATTCGAGAAAATTTTTCGGTGATTTTTTCGATTTCGTTATATTTATATGTATAAAACACACACCGATAAAACATTAATTAATTAACAATTCTAAAAGGTAAACAATTATGGCTTTAGACATTAACGCAATCAGAGGTAGACTGAACAAACTACAAAACACACAAAGAAAAACTGACCAACTTTGGAAACCAACTCCAGGTAAACACCAAGTTCGTATCGTTCCTTACAAGTTCAACAAAGACAATCCTTTCATTGAACTTTATTTTCACTACAATGTAAACAACAAAACTTATTTATCTCCACAATCTTTTGGTAGACCTGACCCTATTGTTGAGTTTGCTGACAAACTGAAAAGAATGGGTGATAAAGATGATTGGAAAGCTGCAAAAGCTATGGAGCCAAAACTTCGTACTTTTGTTCCTGTTATCGTTCGTGGTGAAGAAGGAGAAGGAGTTCGTTTTTGGGGATTTGGTAAAACTGTATATCAAGAAATCTTAGGATACATTGCTGATCCAGATTATGGTGATATTACTGACCCAACTAGTGGTAGAGATTTAACTATCGAGTATGTATCTGCAGAAGAAGGTGGAACTTCTTACCCAACAACTACAATTCGAGTTAAACCAAAAGAAACACCACTTTCAGAGGACACAACTCGTGCAACTGCATTCCTAGAAAACCAAACAGCGATTACTGATTTATATCAAGAATTATCGTATGATGAATTAAAAGGAGTGTTAGAAGGTTGGTTAAACCCAACAGGTGAGAGTGAAGGAAGCACTCAGAGTTCAACAACTCAAGAAACTCTTGCTCCATCAACTCCAACTCAATCAAGTGTTAGTACCGATATGGGTGGTACAACAGAAACTTCATCTACTAAAACTGATGATGTAGCTGCAGCATTTGATGACTTATTCAACTCGTAAATAGACCAAACTTATGGCAAAGAAAAAAGAACAAGAACTAGACTTGGCAGATATACTAGCCAGTGAACTGAACAAACAATCCAAAGACAACAAAGTTGCATTCTTCTTAGATGATGATAGTGCACCAACGAATGTTGATGGTTGGGTTTCTACTGGTTGTGCCATGTTAGATGTTGCAATTTCTAACCGCCCTTATGGTGGGTTGCCAGTTGGTAGAATCGTTGAATTAACGGGTCTTGAACAAAGTGGAAAATCATTAGTATCTGCTCACCTCCTTGCTGAAACTCAAAAGTTAGGTGGTGTTGCAGTACTGATTGATACTGAAACTGCAGTAAGTAGAGAATTCTTAGAAGCTATCGGTGTGGATGTATCTAAGTTACTTTATGTATCAGCAGATTCAGTAGAACAAATCTTTGATATGACTGAAACAATCATTGAGAAAGTTCGTGAAACTTCAAAAGACAAACTTGTAACTATTGTAACCGATTCAGTTGCAGCTGCTTCAACTAAGGCAGAACTTGCTTCGGATTATGGTAAAGATGGTTACGCTACTGATAAAGCAATCATCATCTCTAAGGCGATGAGAAAAATTACCAACATGATTGGTAGACAAAAAATCTTATTAGTTTATACAAACCAACTTCGTCAGAAGATGAACGCCATGCCCTTTGGTGACCCATGGACAACAAGTGGTGGTAAAGCCCTTGCATTCCATGCCTCTGTTAGATTGAGATTAAAAGGAACTGGCCAAATCAAAATGAAAGTTGGTGGACAAGATAAGATTGTTGGAATGAAAGTTCGTGCACAAGTTATTAAAAATAGAATGGGCCCACCACTTCGTTCAACTGACTTTGAGATTTACTTTGATAGAGGAATTGATAATTATGGTTCTTGGTTAAAGGTAATGAAAGAAGAAAAGATAGTTAAACAATCTGGTGCATGGTACACTTATATTGATACTGAAACTGGTGAGGAAATTAAATTCCAATCTAAGGACTTCATCGGATTGATGGAAGAAAGAGAAGATTTGAGAGAACAAATCTATAAGAAAATCTGTGAAGAACAAATCCTCCAATACAAATCAGATACTCTAGACATTGATAGTATGGAGATATCTGAGGGTGGTGAAGGTATGGATGATTAAATTAAAAAAGATGAGAAATATTTTATTAAAAGCAGTTCGTTCACATGCTCAAGGTCATGTGGATAAGCATGTTGCAAACATTGAAGTTTACTTAAATCAATCAGTTGGTATTGGGGAACACTCTGATATTATCGAGGCTATTGAAATTGAATTGGAGGAGATTGCAAAATATCAAGACCAAATCGATATTCTAGACCAATACTTTCCACTTGATAAAGAACAACTTTAATGAAGGATTTATACAAAAATATTTTAGAATCAGTAGAGAAGGAACACGAGGGTAATGCTAACAAGCATAAGAACTCTCGTGTTCTTATTATTGATGGGTTAAACACTTTTATTAGATGTTGGACATCAACTCCTACTTTGAATGATAATGGAGACCATGTTGGTGGTGTAATTGGTACACTCAAATCAATAGGTTATGCAATCAGACAAGTAGAACCAACGAGAGTTATTGTAACTTTTGATGGTCAAGGTGGTTCTAAAAATCGTAAAAAGATTTATGGTGAATATAAGGCCAATCGTGCTAAAAGTAAACTAAGAATCAATCGGGCTTACAATGAAATGATGAACGAAGAAGAAGAGCGTGAGTCAATGAAAAGACAGTATGTTTGGTTGATGGATATGTTATCTTATCTACCCG